ACTTACCACACACATCGTTCCACCCGTGTCCAAACTCAGGGAATATGTAGCCTGACTTCTGGTTACTCTGGTTCTCTGGTCCGTGTGCTAAACCCACTGAGTGTCCTATCTCGTGTAAGTCAGTGTATATGTCACACTTAGACATGGACGACGGTGGCTGTCCCTCGTTGAAACTCAGGTTAGGATAAGCCACACCACAGGTATCTGCGTAAGACGTACCGTAGGCCAGTACAACGTCCACAGGGAGTTGATTAGCCTGTTTCTCTACGTCGTGCAACGTGTGGTAGTGGGCTAGCCACAGTTCCTTTAGCTCGTACCTAACGTGTACACCTGACTTCTCGTACACCTCGTTGTACTGCTGAACCCTATCCTCCCACTGGTTCCACATCTCAGGGTACTCGTACATCAACTCTATCGGTGTATCTATTCCGTACTTAGCGTGAGAGGCGTACATAAGCACACCTAGCTCCCACGTAACCAAACGGTCATCGTCTTCACCGTAGTAGATAAACGGATACGACCCCCTCTGTTCGTACCCCTGACAGTCTAGGTTACTCTCAGTAGGACACACAGGTTCTGCCTCAAGCCTAAACTGTATCTGCTCAACACCCAGAGTAAACACACCGTCACCCGTAGACCCGTCCCCGTACACCTCCACAGTACAGCACCCGACCCTCTTGGCTGTACCTCTGGTTGTGCTGTGGTGTACCATGCCCCAGCCTTCCTCACGGCCTAGCATGTCTCTGTAGTCCACAGAGATAACCACAGGGTCAAACCTGTCTCCAGCTTCCTTGACCAGAGACAGATTAAGTTTACGGGAGAACCCACACTTACGTGACCTTGGGTCCTTGGTTACGTACCTGTTACCGCCTGTGTCCTCGTAGATAGACCACTGGACACCCGGATAGTCCTTAGAACATCCAGACCTTATCAGGGTGTCAGAAGAGGCGTTGGGCGCTCCTAAGAGCAACCCAACTAGAGCGTACCGGAGTAACTTAGAGTTCACAGTTGTTGCCGGTACAGGCCAACTGTTGACTACCCTCAGTCATATCGGATTCCTCGTTGATGTCCCAATCAATCTCTGTAGGAAAGTCCTTCTTCAACTGATTGAAAGTCTTCTTGTCCACCGGCTCATACGGGGCCTGTTGGTACGTGTGGTCTGAGTACGGTAAGAAAGATATGCCACTTACCTTGTCAAACTTGTTGTACAGCCACTGTCCCACCTCAAGAAACTCCTCGTCACGGTAGTAGCAAGTCATGGACGGCTTGTGTTCACACCACTCATCCTGATATATCTCCCACAGTTCCAACTGCTCCATAGCACCCATGTCTGAGGCTGTCACAGCGCCCTCTGGAGAGGCGATAGGGAAGCTGAATACCCTAGTACTGGGGGACATCACATCGTCCTCCACAGGGACACCAGCGGCCTCTAGGACGGCGCAAAGTGGGTCACGAGCATCTGCACGTACTCGTCGTATGTATTGTGCAGAATAACGAGGATGGATACCACTAGCGCTATCAACCAACTGACTAACAGTGCCCGAAGGCTTAACAGCAGTAATAGCTGTAGAGGTCTGTATTCCCAGTTTATCAGCCCACTCCTTGTTGACCTTGATTGCTTCCTGACGCATGGCTCTGAGCCACTTCTTGAGTTCATTCTTATCTCCTCGTCCTGAGAGCAACGGGTGATCCATGATACCTGTCAGAGATACCCCCAGCAGTGCTTCTTCTTCCGTGTTTACTCTCCAAATATTTCTGAGGTATCGGAAGTCGGTGAGGGTAGCCTGAAGAGTCCCAAGGATAGTCGCAATCCGAACCTTTCGTTTGAGGCTGTTGAGTGTATCCTGTGGCCTAACAACAACTTCTGAAAGGTTGCAGAATTGGTAGGGTCGGAGGATGATTTCGCTACACGGATTAGTTCCGAAATCAAAGGTAGCATCTCTTCGTTCATTTCTTGAAGCCTGTTTCTGACTTGCGACTCTACTAAATACTCCTCGCTCTCCTGATCTGGATTCATATAGGCTGGTCCACTCATTTAGAAATGCCTCAAAGTCTGGTTTCTCTGTGTAGCAAGCAGAGTTGTTCGCCAGCCCTCGCTGGGGATTATCTACCCACCACTGCCCGTGTTTGCAACGTCGGAGTCTGTCGTCTGTGAGGTTGCTGAGACTGATGAGGGCGCTTCGTCTGACTCCTCCGACGACGACGATTTGAGCAATCTTACAGCAAAGATCGTGGCACTCAACGGAGCTAAGTTTTCTGCCAGATGCTCCCTGAAAGAGTTCAACTGTGAATCTGAATAGTTCGAGCAAAGGCTCTGGACCACTTGCTCTACCTCCAAAAACTTTAAGCGGGGCACCTGAAGGTCTAACTCTGCTTGTGTCCCATTGGGGAATCTGACCTGAATACAGCAGTGATACCAACTCCCTAAACGATTTCGCCCATCCGATCTTCGAATCTGCCACATTAATAACTGTATCGGTTGCATGAAATGTCTCCGCTACCTCTGGTAATTTCTGTACGTACTGTCGCTCTACACTGAAGCCCACACCTGTGCCGCACAGCAGTATGTACATCAGTTCGTCAAACGCCTTGGGGTGATCTATCGGTAGATAGCTACAGTTAAACCCGGCTACGTTATCACGCTCCAGTGCTTCTCCAGCGGTCATTAGTGCTCGCATGGAAGGCATTACGTCTAGGTTGTGGATAGCCTCGTAAACCTCGTTACGTGCAGTCTCTGGCAGATCGTCGCCCCAGAAGTTTACGTACCGGCTAACTGTTTCTTCCCAAGTCTCCCTACGCTTTTCCTCTGGCAAGTACCTAGCGTAGCGACTCTTGTGTATGTACTGTTGATATGCGTCCATCAGTCCTCCAGTAGTTCTCTAATTGCGGCAATCAGTGCGTCCATCGTGTCGTAAATCATAATCTTGCTTTCATCGTCGTACCACTCAAGTATAAATCCGTTGGTGGCATTACGTATGTTTACATCGCTTATTCTCATTCTGTTACTCCTAGTGTTTCGTTAATGATTGCCTGTGCCGCCATTTGCAGAAGCATGTACACCCCATCAGGATACTGCTCGTTGGACGCTACTTCAAACATCTCGCCATCTTCGTACATCACAACAGCCACCTTTACCTTTCGTCCCTCCTCCTCGTGTTGTAGTGCTTTGACTACAAACGCTGATAGAAACTCTGATGTGGTGATCTCCTTCTTGTCTTCGTCTTTGTTACCGAACTTGCCTTCTACTACTTTCATTAGCCTACCTCCTTGATCAACCACTCAAGGTAGACCTTGGCTTTCCGCAAGTCCTCTACACCGTTCTTGTACTCGTATCTCCAGAGGTACTTCAAGCAGTTCCCCTTGAGATACCCCTTGTACTCCTGTGGGTGCATGGACGCCTTGATTGCTTCAATGGCCTCTATCGCTCCCTTATTGTAGTGATCGGGTTGTGTCACGGGGTTGTGGTTGTCGCTTGGGTGATACAGCTTACCTATAGATGTCTTAGACACTCTGTCCCACTCCTCTGGTTTAGCTTCGTCTAAAGATCCGTGATTCATAACGTTACCGTGTTTATCCAAATAAGTAGTCCACTCATTCTGCATACTCTCCCTCTTCTTCCTCTAGTTCTTCGTGAAAAGCCTCTATCTTTTTGATTAGTTTGTCCTCAAATCTGTCTAGTATTTCTTCAGATGATATTTGTAAGGCTTCCAGAAGATCGTCAGGATCATATAACCTCAACAGCCGTTCCTTAATTTCTTCTAGTGTCAGAGACATAACTAACCAACTCCTTAAGTGTATCTATATTATACCATAAAATCTCGTGCTTGTCACACCATTCTGCCATAGTAAGTTTGGTACTTTTACTCACTTTCTGATTAGGCTTCATCAGTACAAATATGAGTTCTTGTGTCTCTGGGAGACACTTAGAGATCGCTCTATACTTCTGCGTGTCTCCTGCTCGAAAATATCCTTTGCACTCAATGAGATACGTCCGTCCGTTGAGTTCGTACACAAAGTCTGGTGTGTACTTTCGTTCAATCCTGTACGGGACTTGGAACGGTTCGTAGCTAAAGCCAAATGGTTGTAACTGCGTTGCGACATCTTTTTCAAACTCCGACCTAAAGTTACCCAGCTTGGATTTCCGTGACCTTCGGCTCATTGACCACCTCTGTTAAATATCTTGGACCACTTGAGTAGATGAAGGTTCTTACTTCGGGCCAACAGGTAAATTTGTAGGGACAATAAGAACAACCGACTGCGAGCTTTCTGTTTCCACTCTTGCCATCTGGTACGGTTTCGTGGCATACCTCTGGCGGCTCCGGTTGCTCCACTAGCTTTTTTACACGTTTAATGTGCTCCTCTATGTCGTAGCTTATCTTTTCGTGAACGGGAGCCTGTGTGTCCTCAGAGTCGTACATTAGGTACGTCAGGTGTCCGTTCTGTTTGTCCATCGCTAGCCAACCAAACTTGGTTTCACCTTCCGAATGGGCATACCCTTTAATTTGAGCAACGTATCCAAACGGGTCATCATAAGCCAAACTTCCGTCTTTGAATTTTTTAAACCCAAAAGACGAGACAGATTTAATATCTGTGACAACACCGTCAATTTTACAATCCATAGAGCCTGTAATGCCCTGAACCTCACACTTCTTCTGTTCATCGGTCACCTCGTGTCCTGATAGTCTAGTTAAAAACAATAGCATCTCTTCGATCAGATGCCCATACATAAACTTGACGTAGGTGTTAGGCGTCATCTCCTCTTCTACGTCAGAGTTATTCACTACGTTCCAGAGGTAACGGTCATCACGCCCGATGTTAGACATACGTAGCTTGCGTCCGTCACGCTTCTCTGTGAACAGGTTTGCCATGAGTCGCTTGCAGTTCTCACCAAAGCGGTCAATCTCATCGTACAGATCAACGTCCTCTGGTACTTCTTTGGTAGACACTACGTTGTATATATCGTCTACCAGTGAGTAAAGTTTGTTCATTTGTGTTGCTCCATGAGTTCAGAGATAGCTGACTGTGCTTGCTCTGGTGTGCAATTAAACCACTCGCCTTTACGGTCATACGTTTTCTCTAGTAAATCGTGTGCATCTGACTCAGCAGAGCGTCTGTCAGTCACAGACCAGCAAGTGAACAACTCGTAGTCTCTGAACGGTGAAGACGTTTGGTAGCCGTTGAGTCTGTCCTCTGAGTCTATAGCCATACCGACCTTGACCCACTCAGGGAAATTAGGATTAGTAATGATGTACACCTGTCCTTCCTTACTCAACTCGTACTTCGCAAGACTGCTAAAAGCGGCATCCTCAAACGTCCTGTAGTTTCCTGGTTTGTGCAGGGGATGTGACTTGGGTACGTACTTTCCGTTAACCCGCATCGTCCTGCCTCTGACTTCAACACGCTCACAGAATTTACAGATGTAGTGTTTCTGCTCTAGTCTTTTGGAAGTTACGTTTTCTCCCTCTACCAGAGGTTTATCACACATTCTACAAGGACGATCAGTAGCCATCTTCATATCCTCAGTGAGTCTCAGCCCAAGTTGTTCCCACTTTGTACTCTCCGTCAAGGGGGCATCTGAGGTCAAACGATATGCCAGCCGCCTTGATGCACTCAACTGCGAGCCACCCGAACTTCTCTGCTTGTTCTGTAGCCACCTCCGATTGTATCTCATCGTGTATGTTCCCTATAAACTTGTAGTCAATGTTGTGTTGTGTTGCGTAGTTATCAAGCAATACCAAAGCCTTCTTCATAATGATTGCACCGGCAGACTGCAAGAGCGTGTTCAATGCACTATGTTCTGATCTGACCCAGAGTTTCCGTCCGTCCAATCCGACGAGGTATCCTTTCCTAGAAGCAGATCCAACTCGTTCTCGTAGAGTTTCAAGAGAAGGTGTATTTCGTAGAAAGCGTGTCCTAAGCGCATTGCCATCTTTTGCCGTTCCTCCGACGATGCTTCCAATCTTGGCGTCTCCTGCCCCGTAGAGGAAAGCATAGATGAAAGTCTTAGCTTGAGGTCTTGTTGCAAGTCCAGAAGCAATTTGATTTCTGGTGTGAATGTCGTCTCTAAGCAAGACATCTGTAAACTCCTCGTCGCCCATGTAGTGAGCGAGCATCCGTAGTTCTAGTCCACTAGCGTC